CTTCACCGATATTGCCGTCACCAAGCTGGTAGCCACCAGCGCCATTAGGGAGTGCCATGATAATTTCCTTAAAAAAGATTTAAAAAACGCCCCCGAAGGGGCATTAGGTTTAGCCCCAGATGCGGCAGGCCATTTGTGGACGGATGGTGCTGAAGCCGTACAGAACGTCAATACGGCAAGGCATACGGTCGTTGTTGATGTCGTACTGACGAACAACGCGCAAGCTGATACCGTTGTGAACGGCACGAGCAGCCATGTCAACGCCTTGTGGCAGCAACAGGTCAGCAGTGGCGAACGTGATGGCATCTTTGTGGTAGACCAAGTTCTGAGCGTACTGAGTAGAAGCAGTGCCCACAAAGGTCACAACGCCACCAGTTGCAGGCAGCACATCAACAGTAGCCAGAGCGTGGTTGGCCGAGTACATCGGAGCAACAGTCACAGTCCAAGTGCCACCCACGGCAGTAGCCGTAGTCAAAGCCACAAATTGGAACAAAGAACCAGTAGACTCACGGGTCTGTGGGTTGACAGCATTGCAAGCACTGACCGTGAACACGTCACCAGCATTGATTGTGGTGACTACAGAACCTTGTTCCAACAGAATGGTAGAAGCGCCTTCGGCAGTAACGCCTGGGGTCTTAACCAGTGTGGACGCGGTGGCGCTACGTGAGCCAGTGGTGTGCTGCTTGATCGACTGAGACATGTTGACTTCATCAAAGCCCAACACGCCAGTGCCCATCATGCCGTTGCGAAACTGCTTGGAGATAGTGTCGGTCGGATTGAACAGACCTTTCATACCTTCAACCAGACCAGCGTTGGCTGCTGGGTTAACAGTAGCGTAACGTGGCGACATCACAGCAGCGTTTTCGTTCAGCTTTTGTTGGGCTTGGAGCAGCACCAGCGAAGTTGAAGGAGTAGTGCCAGGCGTGCCAACGGTATTACCGATGGTTTTGTACGCATTGGCAACGTCAGCATCAATGCTGGAGGCCAACTGGCTAATACGCGGCTTGAGAACACGCTCTGCGAAGTCGTCCAATTGCATGGTCAATTCAGCAGATGTGAAGTTGACACCGATGTGCTTTTGGGTAGAAACAGCCAGAGTGGTGAACTGCTCGTTGTCGTCCTGAACTTGCAGGGCGGCGCCGTCAGTAACCAGAGCGCGGTCAGGCAGACGGATACGCAGGGTAGAGCCAATCTTAGCGCCTTCAACAGCAAAGCTGTCGTCATACTGGCGATTGACGTTACGGGTAAGAACAAGGTTATTCTCCAGAATTTCCAGAGCCTTGCGGGTGATCATGTCGATCGTAAGAATGCTATTAGACATTTGTAAATTTCCTAAAAAAAGTTAGCGGATACGTTGTGCTTCCCACTTCTTCATCTGCCTTACACGTTCAGCATCAATCCACTGCGAGGCCGTCATGCTCTTAATGGAGCGCGGGTCTGTAGTGTCAAGTGCTGGCGAACCAGAGGCTCGGGCGGTAACAGGTGAAATCGGCGTTGGCGCTGACGTTGTTCGTTTGACCGGGGGTTCTGCGGCTAATTTAGCCTCAATCTTCCCAATCTCTTTCGCCTGACCGAGTGGCGTCATACGTGCGATGCGTTCCGCGTCTTTGGGGTTAGAGCCGAGATAGTAAGCTAACTCAGGCCCAATGTCCGAAGACTGGATCGTTTCGGCCATCACGTTCGTGATCGGCAGTTTTGGGTTGTAGGCGACTTGTTCAAAGTCATCGTACTTGTCCCGCGCTGCTTCCTCAAGTTCCTGATAGCTTTCGAGAATAGCAGAGTGCTGCTTGGCGGCTTCACGCTTTGCAATCAGTTCTTCAGCCTTCTGTAGCGTCAACGCTTCCGTGTACGCTTCGGTAGACTCAAACTGATCAGCGGATGCTGCGGGGGCGGCTCTCAGCGTCTGTTGTTCAGACTGGCGCTGTGCTTGATCTCGTTCCCACTTACGTTGCTCTCTTGCGAGGCGTTTGCCAATAGCTGCGTCAAGTTCCTCTTGCGAGAATGTCTTGCTTACTGCTTCTGGCGTTTCCGGCGTTTGAACTTCAGTCGCAGGTGCAGCCGTTGCTTCCTGTTCTGGCACGGGTAGTGACTCCGCTGGTACTTCTTCTAACATTTATGAATCCTTGGATTCCTCGGTCAACCTGGCCGATACGGTTTTTACAAATATATCAGATATTTGGGCTAAAGACTAACTTCAGCCCAACTCAATGTGCTTTCGTCCCAGCGATACTTTTTGTCATCAGCCGGAAGTGGAACTGGCGCAAGCCATTGGCAGGTTTCTTCTACCAAAGTCCAACTTGGGAATGGCTGGGGTGAAATAAAAGCGTCTCTGGTGCTGTCATAGGTGTAGCCAATGCCAGCGTAGTTTTTGCGGATTCTTGCGTTGTAGGATGTGCGCTTGCAAATTTGGCTGCGGGTTTCGCCGTAAAACTGTTCCCAATCTTGGGACAGGTCGGTTTCATCTTTGCCAACAATGACTTCTGTAACGATGTTGTTTTCGTCTAAAAATGCATAGTGTGCCATTAGAAAGTCACCGTTCCTGTTCCAGCAGTAAAGGTATAGACCTTGTAGCCGCCCGAAGTTACTGGGCCTGAGTACGTCAATCCACCGCTAATGGTTGTAATGTCAGCAAAAGTGTCGGCGTACCGAATAATGACAATGCCTGAACCGCCGTTGCCGCCAATGTATCCAACAGTTGTGTTGTTTGCGCCATCGGTATTGCCAGCACCACCGCCGCCCGTGTTGACTGTTCCAGCGTTGGCTGGGTTTGCTGAACTTGCAGTGCCGCCGCCCCCTGCTCCACCAGTACCGTTAGTACCGCCAGAAGCAGGTCTTCCCGCACCGCCGCCGCCACCAGCATAAGTTACAGACGAGCCGCTAATACTAGACGCGCTACCATCGCCGCCGTTACCGCCACTTGTAGCGGTTGCATTGCTACCTACTGCGCTAGCACCGCCGCCGCCAGAACCGCCGTCATCAAGAGATGTGCCAGCATTATTTCCTTGAGACGGAGATGTAGATGGCGTATTCCCAAGGCCACCTGAGTTTGTTGTAAGCGAACCACCGCCACTACCACCACTACCACCAACTCTGCCACTTGGTGGGCTACCACCGCTAGCGGAAGTTGCGTTGTAACAAGCACCAAAACCGCCACCAGCAGAGGTAATCGTGCTAAATACAGAATCAGAACCGTTGGTTGCGTTATACCCTGTTGAGGTATCGCCACCTGCACCACCTGCGCCGCCTGCGCCAATTGTCAGTGTGTAGGGGGTGCCTCCTGATATGGCTAAAGAATTTGCTGTGCGGTAGCCACCAGCACCGCCGCCAGCGCCAGCATTTCCTGCGACAGACGCCCCGCCGCCACCGCCACCGCCAGCAACTACTAGGTAGTCAACGGCGGTTGGTGCTGGCAAAGCCGCAACGCCAGCCAAAAAGAAGTTTTTGGCGGCAAACATTATGGTGTGTACCCTTGGGCAATCGAGCCGTACCAATTAGTGCCATCAGCAATGAAGGTCAAAATGTCCATCTTGCCGGCCGTTGCTGTGATGGTTGGTGCGCCAGCCGTACCAAACTTTACGCCGGTAAATGTTGCTGTGCCGTTGCCAGTGGTTGCAGCCTGTTTGAGCAGCAGCACAAAGGACTTGCCAGCCGTAGCAGTTGGCATGGTGAATGTGCAGGCTGTGGATGCTGTCAAGGTTGCCGTTTGCACCGTGCCGTTGGTCAGCGCCAAGGTTGATGCGGTGGTCACCGTGCCGATAGCAACAACGGCCTCAACATAGTTGGTCACCGTTGGGTTGGTAAACAGGCCGTTAACGCTCACCTTGACAGTTGCGCTGCTTTGCACAATCGGCAATACCTCAGTGCCCGCAAGGGGGACAGACGCGCTTGCTAGCGCAGAGATTTTCTTGTCAGCCATTTATCACTCCAAAAGAATTAAGCCGCCATCTTCTTGCACAAGATTGTCGCCAATTTCGGTCAAAAGATTGCCCTGCACCGTTGCACTGGCATACCCAGACAAAAGGGAAATAATGTTGCCAATACCTATGGCAACACCGTTCCGAATAGGGATGCCAAAGTAACTCATTGTGAGTTCATTGGTTTGGCGTACACCGTGCCGTCAGCAGACACTCTAATCGCGCTCACGCGCCATTGACCGCCAGTGCCTTGTGGCACTTTGAACGGAATTGGGGTAAACGGTGGGATCGGTGTGCTGGATGTGGTGGCGGTAACGCCTTCACCCACCAAGACATAGCATGCTTGGTCAGACCAGACCACAACACCTTGAGGGCCAGCAGACCATGTGCCCGTCACACCAGCAGAGCCGGTGTACGAAATAGATTTGGCTGGAAAATCAGCATCTGCCAGTGGGTTAAGTAGTTCCATAATGTTTCCTTATGCCAAAAATTTAAGTTTGTACAAAGTGCGTAAATAAATCTCAACGATATTATCTATTAACTGTTGTAGTGATGAGTCTGATTTATCGCAGACAGTGTACCGAGCCGCTTCAATCTCAGCCAACGAGTCCTCTAGGAACTCAATGACGTTGCTCGTTTTCTTTGCCGAGTGCAGAGTGATCGGGCCGATCAAGCCGTGACGGCCTTGGTAGGCTTCGGCAAAATCATCAGCCGCACCAACGATGCGGTTATAAAAAATGTTGAGTGCTTCGTGCTTGCTAAAGCTGCGGGTGTTCAAGTGAACGCTGTGCGTCACATCACGGGCTAGAAACAGCAAGCCTAAAAAATCAGCGGGTTTCATTGTGGCATTCCCATTTGTTGTTCAGGTGGCATCATTTCAGGCTGGGGCGTCATTTCCATAGGCATGGATTCCTCACGCATCTCCGGCATCTGGTTCATCATGCTTTGCGACTCCATCGCCGCAGCAACCACGCCCATAGCAATGTCCTGAATCTGCTGCTCAGTCATGCCAGCCTGCACAGCGGCAATGCGCTTGGTTTCGGCTTCGTACAGTTTGACTTGCGCCTCAAAGTCTTTGCGCTCCATGTCTTGCATCTCAATGGACTTGCCCACGTTCTGGATCATCTGGTGCATCTGCTCCATCTCTTGACCCATCGCTTGCATCTGCTGTTGCGCCATTTGCAGTTCTGGATTGTCCTCGCCATCGGACATAAACTTCGGATCAATGGTCTTGGCAAAGCGTTTTGCCATCTCTTGAGCGCCAGGCCAGTCCATGTTCTTGACAAACAGATCGCCAGCCACAGCCCACAGTTGTGGGTTGCCTTGCAGCAGTTGGGCCATTGCCTCCAGCGCCTCTTGACGCTTGGTCGCGTAGCCTGGGCCGGTGGTAGCCACCACATCGTACTTGCCAACGCCAGGGTTGTAGATTTTCTCCATCACAATGCCGCGCTCGTCAACAATCTTGTTGACCGGCTGATCTTGATCAGGGTTGATCTTGACCATTTTTGTCTCGCCATCTTCACCGATGATGCGAGCAATGCGCTGGGTATCGTAAATCTTCGGGATCAAGTCCACAAGCTGACGGGCCACGTGCCGAACACCACGGGCCAAGTTGTCGCCGTAGTGGTATGTGCCCACATCGCCCTCGCGCTGACGCGCAAGAATTGCTTTGCCGCTTCTCTCATTGGAACCCATGCCCAAAGATGCGTTGTATTGGCCGGTTGTGGACTTAATGTCCTCAGATGCACCCGCTTTGGCTTGCAGCAGGCCGCTGGAGGCCATCGGTGGCTGTGCCCTAGCTGGCAGTGGCAAAACAGCGCCTTGGCCGTCTGTAACGTCTGGGTTGACCTCCAGATACGGCCAGTTGGTCGTATTTGCGGTCTTCCACTTGTCTTCGTAGCCCTCAAACTGCCCGCCGTAGCCGATAAATGGCGCTTTTGGCGCCAAGGCCAGCATCTCAGCTTCTTGTGAAACCCAGTAGTTGTACATGCGCTGGGCATCCTTGGCGTTACGCACCAAGCCCGACACATACAAACGGCCATCAACCTCAAACTCGTTGCCAACGATGCGGATCACGGGGATGTATTTACCCGCCCAATCGCGCTTCTCAAGGATTTCGTAGCCGTTGATCTTGCAGTACTTGACCTTTTGGCGGTCAGCTTCGCGGCTGCGCTTGGGCTTGCCATAGATGGCTTTTAGCTGCTTGTCCTCGGGTGTGCCCTCAAAAGCGGTGATGTTGCCAGGGTACAGGTTCAGCGTAGCGCGGTCGTAGTCGATGTAGTAGTAGTCTGCAACGCGGATCGTGTCTTCGTTGAGCCAGTTGCTAATCGACTGGTCGCCTACGCCCAAAGATTGCAAAGTTGTAATGGGCGCTGCATCGGGGTACAAGCGCTCGTACTCTGCGCGGGTCAAGTCTTCGGTGATGAAACAATACTTGGCGTCCGCGCCGGTTGGGTCTTGGATCATTGGATCCATGTAGACCGAGAACGAGTTGCGGATGCGGCCAATCTTGATGTCTTGGTCAAAGGTGTTGTCATCACAGTACTCTGTGAGCAGGCGCAAGTAGCCTTCGCCGTAGGACACTTGGTTTTCGCAGGCCGTGTCGTAAGCCACATCGGCATCCGAGATGTACTCAATGTGCCGGATCATGCCGTTGAAAATGTCGGCGACTTCCACATCAGCGTTGTCGTCCACGGGGATGACTTTAGCGCCTGGGCGGTTCTGCCGCTGGTCGTTGGTCACCTGACGCACATGCTGCGGCAGCTTGTTGATTGTCAAACAGGGCCGTGCGTTGATTGTCTGACCCTGCACCGCGCCGCGAGTCGCCAGCACATCGGCGGGCCACTGCCAATGGTTGTCGGGCGAGCCGGCGTAGAACTTCAGGTCATCGACTTCATCTTCACGCGACTCAGACAGCGCCGAGACAGCCATGTCCAAACGCGAGCGTGCTGTTGCCAACACATCCGCATCGCTTTTATCTTTGGCCGAACCACCAACAGCAACGGCTGCGGCGGCGACTATGCCTGTTGGGTCTGCCATGTTATTTCTTTTTCTTTGCTGCTTCACGCTTGACCGAGTAAGCAATTGCCACGGCCTGCTTCACAGGCTTGCCAGCAGCCACTTCAGCCTTGACGTTCTTGCGGAATGCTTCGGGTGTCTTTGACTTAACTAGCGGCATTTTATGCTCCGATGTGCAAAACAGCGAAATTAATTTTTAGCGTGTCTGTGTACGCATTGCTAGACACGTTGCTTAGATTGACAGAAAATGCGCCGTCTGCCACGGTCACTACTGCTATAACATACGCAAATGTAGCCGTTGCGCCAGACGCAATGTTGACAATAACTGTGTCTAAAGCAGACACTTGGCTGTTAGTGACAATAAACGCAACTTCAGCGTTAGGTGCCATTTGCGCGTTTGTTGTGGTAATGGTGCCTGCTGACTTGTTTAATGTTACGCCCGAAGCCTTATTGCCCGTTTGCGTTACCGTTCCATACGCGCTATCGGTATAGCCTGTTTTTGAGGTTGCAAAAATAGATGTGCCGGTGATAGTTTGCGGGTTGGTAGCGCCGATAATGCCCCCGTCAATGTCTTGATCAAGGTACGCAACGCCAATAGGCTTAGTAAAGCTCATTTATTTCTTCTTCGCAGTTTTGGCAGACTCTTTGAACGCCTTGGCTGTCGGAGCGCCAGGCGCGCCTGGTTTACGCATCTTCTCGCCGCTGCCTTCTTTGATACGTTCGCGTTTTGCCGCGATATTACTGTACAAGCCGGGTTTTGTCGCCATGATTAGCACTTCCATCGTTTAAGGGCTGCTTTAGCGCGTTCGCCGTCTTTGGCGTTGGCTGCTACGGCGCCCATTCTTGCACAAAATGAATCCTTGCGGCCTTGGTCTGCCTTGGTCTTGGGGTTTGGAGCCGGCGCTTTGAGGTTTGAGCCAGTCGCAGCGTTGTATTTCTCGCGGCCTTTGGCCGTCAGGCCAGCGCCCTTAGACACCGGCAGTTTTTCACCGCGTCCAACAGACAAAGAAACAGTTTTTTTCGTTGCCATCTAGCTTCCCATCCAAGATGTGTTGGCCGAAGTGTCTGAATACGTTCGGCGGGTGGTTGTTCGCGCATTGTACTCGCCCCGATGTGCCACAGGAAAGGCAAACGTCACGCAAATAGCGTCCGCAGCGTCTGGCGAGGCTAAACCACGCGCCTTCATGTCTTTTTTTGATTCCAAAAAAATTGTTCCACGTGAATCAGGTTTCATCATAGGCGAAATCAAGTCCGTCTTCAAGAACCTGTCGTTTGGAATACTGGCCGTCTTGAGCCACTCCCGCATGTCGCCCCACATTTGCGCCCTCATGTTGCCGTACATGATCGGGTTTTTGGACTTGTTGCCAAAGTTTACGCCCTTGATCTTGTAGCGCTGCTCTTTGAGCCTGTCCACAATGCCCGCCCCCAGCCCGCCCTCGTCGATGACGACCAGCGTGGGCTTGTATTCCTCAATGGCGTCGATCACATACCCCACCACGGTCATGGTGTCGTCGCCTCGGTGCCTAATGATCTTCACAATGTCGCGCCCTTGCCGCACGGCGATGACCGTAGCGTCCGCGCCGAACCGCGCCGGATCGACCCCGATCACAATAGGCGCGCTCAAGTCCTGGTACTTGACCCGCTTCATGGCCTCATCGACCGTGTTGGCGCCGATGAACTGATCATCACCCGCGCTCGGGAACTGGCCGTACACCTCAACGTGCGCTTGGGCTGAGTCCGGCCCGTACTCGTCAATGATCTGCTGGTAGACCGCCTTGTCTGTCCCCTCGACCGTGCGGGCGTCCACCACCTTGGTATTCCAGAAGTCGCGCTTGGAGTGGAACGTCTCGTAAAAGTACCCCGTGTTGCGGCGGGGGTTGGAAAACGCAAACCAAAACCTGTTGGGCGTGTTCTCCGTAAAGAAGCCCGCCGTCACCGCCCAGATGGCGTCATCAATACCGCTGGCTTCGTCAAAGATGACCAGCACGCCGTCCATGTTGTGCACACCGGCAAACGCGTCCGGATTTTCAGCCGACCACAGCCGCCCCTCAACGCCCCAATACCTGGTGCCCTTACGCAGATCGCGCTCGACTAACTCGGTCAGCCATTTGGCCGGTTGCAGACTGGTTGCGCTGACCTCAAACCAGTGGCTGTTCAGCCCCATCGCCAGCCACTTGGTGATCTCGGCCCAAGTCACCTTACGCAACTGCGACTCGCTGTTGGCCGACACGATGGTTGTCGAGCCGATCCGCGTGGACAGCATCCAGATCACCAGCCAACTGACAAGGGCCGATTTGCCGATACCACGGCCTGACGCAACCGCTTCGCGCAGGGTATCGAAGTCAATCTTGCCGTTGTTCTGCTTAATGTGCGCGGCAATGTCTTGCATTACATCGCGCTGCCACTTGCGCGGGCCACTGAAATGCTCCAGCGGCGTGCCCTTGACGCCCCACGGAAACAGCAGCATGACGAACGCCAGCGGGTTGTCCTTGATCTGGGGCGACCACAGCCGCGCCATCAACTCTTGTTCGTCTTCAGCGCTGTACTTGGTGGACTGCATCTAGTTTTGGCGTGAGGTATTCACTTGGGTTGTTCTCGATAACGTCCATGACGCGCCGCTCGGCTTCGGCCAAGGCGGCGGTGATCGAGATGCGCTGATCCACGTCAATGGTGATGGCCTGCTTGGCAACCCAGCCGTGGACGTGTTGCAAGATAGCCAGGCTGGCCTTGGCGTCTCCCTCTGCGGCGGCTTTGTGCAGTTGGCGTGAGGCTTCTATCTCGCCATCGGCCTTGCCCTTCAACGCGGCGACTTCGGCAATCGGGTCAAGCTGGCACAGTTGGCGGTACTCGGTGGGCAACATGCCCGC